AGATGTTTGGTTCTGTCCTCGCTTGTCCATAGTCCCTTGGTCTCGATGATGATTCCGTTAGGGAGTATGAAGTCCGGCGTGTACGTCGCTACTTTCATAAACTCAATCTTCACACTTTCGTACTCGAACTCGACGCCGTTCCGCCTGAGATAGTTGGCGGTCTTTGCTTCGAATCCTGAACGAAAATTAGAAGTCCGCAGCGCTTGGCTTGGCTTCCTCTTTCGTCTCGGCATCTGTATTATCGTTAGTTGGTTTATCGAGGGTCTGTTCGAATGTTTCACCCCCGTGTGTGTACCCGGATTCCTCGGCAGTGAAGCCAAAGCTCGACGCCTTCTCGGACGTTGCAACTTCAGCAAGCTCAAGGATTTGTACGGCTTGCGGTTCAAGACGCATCCCGAAACCGTGAGCGGCGACGAACCAGAACTGTACCTTCAGTCCGAGTTTGATCTTACTTCCACCGCCGATGATGACTTCGTCCTTGACCGGGTTCCCCTGCGCGTCAAAGCGACCGACAGACAGGAAGTATTCGGAACCATCTTTGCGTTCCCCTCCGCCTTTCAGCTTCGTCTTGATGTAGTGGTTACCCTCGTCGTCAATGCAGAACGGTGAGTTAGCTTGCTTGAGGTCGCCCTTACCTTGCTTCACGCATTCGGCTTTGTAGGCTTCCTCGTAATCCGGCTTGATCGCGTTCTTCAGCGCCGTCCAATCGGCTTCACTGAATATCAGTTCGGTTCGGTACGTTCCGTATTTAGGTGTATCGTACTCGCCTTTAGACGGTTTTGTAAGGTAGCAGTATCTCGCTGTTCCTTTGGGTGTTGTTATCGTTTTCATTTTACTTGTCATTAATCGCTCCTTTTAAGCGTCGTTTTAAGCGAAGAAATATTCCGAACCCAACACCTCAAGCGGGTCTAATGTCCCGTAAGGGGGCAGGTCTGGAAGTTCCTTCTCGGTTTGTGATTTGATCTCATCCTGAAACTTCAGAAGTAGATCGGTTGAAAAGATTTCAGCGGTTGACTTGCGTAACAGGACGCCAAGTTTATCCGCGTTTGTGCTGTGTGTAGCGAAGCTGTCGTGAACCATCGCCAACGATCGGATGCCGTGTTCCTTTGCGTACACCGCTGTCTGTTGAGCGACGCTTGCATCGAGGCTGTGTACGAAGTTGGGACTGATGCCGTTAGCTTGACGTTTCTTGTCGATCCCGTCGGCTTCCTCGTTGATGCGTAAGAACATCGCTTTCTCACCGAGCGCTGTCATGATGCGTTTACGGGACACGTTGGCGTAGCGTTGACGGACTTTGAATCCCATCGGTGTCGTCCACACAACGGGTGTTTGTTCGTGACCAAGGACGCGGACGGTATCTTGAAGCCACTTCATCACGCGGTTCGGACGCTGTAGGCATTGATCCATCGACTTCCAAACGAGGTTGCTCAGGTAACCAATCGCCTGTGAAGACTCCGCTCCAAACGGATCGAGGTTCTTTGACATACACTTCTCAGCGTACCAATCGGAGATGTAGTCTTTACAACTGAAGCGGGTTCCGCCGTAGGGCTTGACCATCACAGGACGTTTGGTTGTCTTGCGATCAACGCCAAACTTTAACCACGCGGTTGCCACATGATCGCCTTTTTTAGCGTCGTCTAACAGCAACGCGTTCACACGGTCACTTACAAAAGAGTAGAGATCGGCGGGTACGTCCGTGCTTGTGACGTTCGTAGCGGCTCCGCCGATCTCATCGCGACCCAACAGGCTTAAAAGTTGAATGCCATTGTTAGATGCGTCCATCGCACAGGGAAGCCTCGTCTTGAAGCCTCTGCCCCCGTGCGCCAACAAGTCTCCCCATTCGAAACAGAACGCGAGGAACTGCCAAGGATCGTCCGCTTCCGTCCACCAATCGTTCGTCCTTGGATCGGAGTAGACTTCGTGGATTTCCTTCTTTCTCGAATGTACCCACTTCACCCGTTCGTCGAGCGTCACCTTATCGTTGCCGAAACAGTTCGCTCCGTGGATTGCCAACCAACGCGCTTCTGTGTCCGGCTTCCAGATCGTTTCCGACTCGCTGAACAACAGCAAAGCTTTCGATAAGTCCGTGCCTTGCGGCGACAGGAAGTAAGGAATCGGATACATACGACCACGGAAGTCGATCTGATGTGGGAATTGAAAGTGTTTACCTGCGAACTTATCGCCCGTCCAAAGCGTCTTCAAAACGTGGAGGCGTTGCGAACGCAGTGACATATTAAGACTGTGGATGATGCCGCACTTACGCGAGTTCTCCCGCTTGGTGTCGTCGTCGCTGTCTTCAGGGATAGGCGGTGGAAGTTCGTAGTCGGAGCGTCGGCACATTTCACCGATCTCTTTGTTGTTTTCCCACGCCCACTGAGCGACGTCCAAGACGCGATCGTTGACCGTCCACTTGGTTTGTTGAATGTGATTGACCGCGTCCGTCACGGGCTTCATCGCGTTCAGGTCGAGCGCACGAAGGTGTTCCATGTCGAACGACTTGATAAGCTTCTCGGCAGGGAGTCCGTCCACATCGCCGTATCCACCGTGCCAGATCGACGTCCAATCCTTTGGTTGCTCCAACATCGGTAACCACATCGGCGATAGAAGTTCGTGGTGTTGGTTGTAATCCGCGATCCATTGAAACAACTCGTCGGTTACGGTGACGTGGGTGACGGTCTTCTTACCGTAGTTTGTACCTAACACCTTGAACTGAATCATATGCGTCGAAGAACGGATAACTTCGAGTAACCACGTACCGATCCCTACCTTCTCTTTACGCGTCCATGTCCGCCAACGCTCCATGTTCCCCTTCTTCGCTTCGCCGAGGTCGTGACGTTTGAACGCCTGTACCTTTCGGCTGTAAGATTTATGGGAATATTTCTCGACGTCCTTTTGTGCGTAGTGAAAGACGTCGGGATGGTTGTCGCGGAGGTGACGGTAACGAACCTCGTCTTCGATCCGCTTGGCAATGTTTATGGACGACGCCAAGAGCGTGCGCTTGATACTGATGTTATCCAACGTCGCTTGGAACGCGAGTAAAGCGATGACTTCAGGTTCCAAGTCCCATATCAACGGCATCCAAAAAGGTACGGCATGAGGATGCTTACGGTGATAACTGATCCGCTTGTCTATATCGCGAATGAGTTCCGGCAGTTGGGTACGCATAAGACGCTGACCGTACGGCGCTTCGGATTCCTTGTTCCGATCGCGAGCGGACTGCACCTTATGACGGTAGCGAGCGACGCCTTGCTCGACCATCTCTAGGTTAAGTTCTAGCTGATCCATAATTCGTTCCAAAGTATCCGCACCGCACGTTCGCAAGTTGCAGGGACGACGCCGTTACCTAGTAACCTCAGTCGATCAGTTCGGTTGGCAGTTGGGTTAACCCGACAGGGACGCCCATCAGTTGCTCCACCCAATTCGGATTCAGTCTGCCTGTTTGTTTCCAATGCGTTCCATTGCCCTCGTCCTGAGCTTGATGGACTACTGCTGTCTTCAACGGCTTGTGTAGGTTCACACCTTTTGCTGCGTGTTTGTCTGCGCGCTTCTGCCATGCTTCCTTCATCTCTGGAACATTCCAATCGTATGCACTCGGCGTCGGAAATAACCCTTGGTTCTTCCCACTCGTGTTGTCGTTCGCTGGGACGGGCGGGGAATTGAACGCAGGGTTCACAACGTCTTCCCGAAGGTTCTTGCATCCGCCCTTCTTCTTGTTCCGAGCCAACGCTTCGCCTGTCTTGGGAGGCATATAATCCAGAGTGTTGGGAGTGGCCCAAGATGAAGACTCGTTTGCGTTGGTGGGGAGCGCCGACTTCATTCGCTGAAGCCACGCACCACGAACACGTGTAACCTCTTTCTTCCAAGTCTCGGAGGACATATCGGAGTACCGACTCGCCATCGGCTGTCTTTGCGGTGACGATCCCGTCGACGTTTTCGAGCAACACAAGTCGGGGTCGGCAAGCGGTAATTCCATCTGCGATCCACGGGTACAGGTGTCGTTCGTCGTCGGTTGATTGTCGTTTGCCAGCGCTGGAAAAGGGTTGGCATGGGAATCCCGCAGATAAGATGTCCACGCATCCACGAAACTTGTCGTATGGGAACGTTTTAACGTCCGTGAAAATAGGAGCCGCATCCATTTGGTTTTCTTCAGCCGACGCAACCAAGTTTGCGATTGGGAATCCTTCCCTCTCCACGTAAGCGACTGTTCGCAGGTTTGGGAAAACTCGTTTAAGTCCGCGTCCGACTCCATCGTATCCACTGCATAGACAGAGGTGACGGACGGATGCCTCGGTAAGATAACCGTTGGTATATTCATTATTCATTTTTTGTTGGGTGTGTGTGTCACGACAATGCCACCGCGTCACGTCTTACAACGAATGACCCAACGGATATATTGTCAACTAAATTATTGTTATTGTTTAAGGAATTAGGTGTGACTCGCGTAACTAATCCCGTTATGTAGGCTCTTTTAAGTCCCTTGTGTTTACCAATTTCACCACGCCCGCATCGATATAACGTGTTTGGTAACAACGACTTAGAAGAATTACTCATAACAGGCTGTGTCACACGAGTCACCCCTTTTATGCCGTCTGTGTCACAGCCGTGCCACAATTTTCAAGCACGTCTCTGGCACTGTTGAGGTTCTTCGGCGCGAGGTGTGCGTACCTCAACGTCGTTTGGATCGCACGATGTCCAAGCCACTGTTGAACGACCTGCAAATGGACGCCCTTTTGAACGAGCCGTGACGCACACGTATGTCTCAAGCAATGCGGAACAAAGTCCGTATCGTCGCCTAATCCGATCATGTGCTTCATGGTTTTCCAATAGTGACTGAACTGATCCTGTTTAAACGTGAACAACGTCGACTGACTGTTGCTCTTACGATGTCGTTGAAGAGCGTCAAAGGCACGGGTTGTCAGCGGTACAGATCGGGACTTCCCGTTCTTGGTGTCCCACAGATAAACCACGCGTTCTTCAGCGTCCACGTCACGCCCTTGTAACTTGAACAACTCACCCGTACGCAATCCCGTATCGACAAGGATCGTGACAAAGTCAGCGACATCATCGCGTC